GATCGATGAGGAACCGGGAGAGCTTCTCCATCATCGCGCGACGCTTGTCTGGGGCCGTCCCCTCTTCGTACTCTCCGATGACCCACGGGTGGCCGTGGCGCTCCATGTACTTGGCCCACCACAGGACCTGCATATCCTTCCAGAAGTACCAGCGATAGGCGGGGCGCAGCGCGGAGATGCCCAGTGGGTTGCCGTTGATCTGCTGCCAACTCCAGATCACGAAGCGATCGACGGGGAGGTGATTGTAGGCTTGCGGCGCCGTGTACCCCGTGTAGGGGATGTGCGGCTTGGCCTGCCAGACGCCGTCCGGCTCGAGTTGCCCGAATGCGTCCTGCTTGAAGGTGATGGTCTCCTGGGGAATCGGGCGGAAGGTGCGGTAGTACTGGAGCCCCTTGAACTCTCCACTGGTGTTGGGCTCGGCCCAGATCTTCTCTTGGACGCTGTGACCGATGGGCACGGCGTCCATGGCATTCTGGATCAGCCTCACGATCGAGGAACGCTCGAGGCGCTTGAAGTTGTCCTCGATGGCCGCAGCCACTCGCTTGTCCGTCTCGTCCCCGGACGCCGGCGTGAGCGAGAAGCCCGAAGCCAAGCGAGCGAAAACCAAGTATCCCAGGCAGCTCGCGACCTGCTCGTCGCGCGTCTGCATCTCCCGGTACGGGGCGATGCCCTTGCGGGCGACTAGGTCGTCGATCGTGCGCAACCCGTCCGCCTCGGACAGGAACTTCGGGTAGTACCAGTCGGCGGCGTAGCCGATCGCGTCGGTGGGCTGCGAGAACGCCTGGACGGCCGCGGCGAGGCGCAGGCGGAGGCTGGTCATGCTTCCCACGGCATCAGCTCCTCGATCGCGTACTCGTCATCGTCTCCCATCACGAACATGGACTCCGGGTCCAGGTCAACCTCCGCTCCCTCGAGTCCGGCCACCGCCAGGGCAAGTGCGTAGACGGCGTCGTCGTGCAGGCCCGCCGGCGCCGCGTAGCGGACCCCCGTCGCGGTGTACTCGTATTCGAAGCCCTCCAGCTCCGACTGGACGACGGACGGTGTGTCCCCCGTCGGGTCACCCGGGATCACGACGCGCCGAGATTGCAGCGCTGAGGCCAGGCCGAGCATCAAGCGCTGCTTGGCCGGCGCCGAGAACGCGTAGGGCCGGATGCGAGGCCGACCCTTGGCAATGCGCTCGTAGACGGGATCACCCAGACCGGTGGCGTCGACCAGTGCCGCGGCGTTGCCTGTGAGATCCCGGATGCGGCGCTCCGTGGCCTCCCAGTAGTCCAGGCCTGGCGGGATGCCGGGGGGGAGTTGGGTGCGGTTCCAGCGGTGCCACTCCGCGGTGACGCCTCCCGGGTCCAGGCCGTGGCCCACCGTCCAGTCAAAGGACTTCGCCAAGTCCCACCCCCACGACCGCGGGCGCCGGGTTGACATGGGGCCGCAGCACGCTCGGATGGCGGAAAAACCGAACGGGTTCCCCGCATCGTCGGCCGCCTCGGCCAAAAAGAGCTCGCGAAACACGTGATCGGGAAGGTCGCGCTGCGCCTGCTCGATGACGCGCGGATCGATGATGCCGCCTGATGCGGCGTGATGGGCGGTGAGCTTGTGGTAGCCCCAGCCAGGCTCCCCGGCTTGAGCTCTGCGGGCGATCCGGTAGCCCCAGTTCTTGCGGCCCTTGACGTTTCCGATGAGCCTCAGCCAGCCCTTGGTCGCCACCACCAGCGAATAGCACGCGGTCCAGGCGGCTTCCTTCCACCGGGTGTACTCGTCTCCGACCAGCCCGCGGACGTCGTCGCCGTAGATGTGATCCGGCTTGTCGGCGCTGCGAAAGCTGAACGTTGCTCCGTTGCAGAGGATCTCCATGGCCGGACTCTGCCGAGACGTAAACGGGATCGGATCCGACACCTGGACGCGCCGAAAGCTCTCGCCATCCGGGCGCTGGATGAATCCGCGCAAGCGATCCTTCGCTCGCTCGAAGGCGATCCGCGCCGTCAACCCGACCGTGGCCACCCACATCCAATGCCCCTCGCCCGTCCCAATCCCCCGATCGAGGAGGAGTTCCAGGTGGGACATGGTTTTCCCGGCTTTGGTGGTCGCCTCGGTCACCACGAAGCGGGCGGGATCGTCGATGATCGCCTGCTGCTCCGGGTACATCGGGAGCATCCGAAAGGGCGAGACCCGCGGCTGGCCGGCCTGGGCTTGGCGCGCCCGCCGTTTCGCCGCCACGATCGCGGCCGCATAGGGCAGCGCCTCGAGGATCGCTGCCTGCAGTTCGTCTCGGCGCGAGGGCATCAGGCCTTCTCATCGCCCCTCGCAATCCGCTCGGCGACCTCGACCAGCTCGGCCGCGTCTGCCTCCGTGAGCCCGTGTGCGAGGGCGAGCTGCTTCGCCCGGTCCTTGATCGTGAGCGTGATGTCCCCGCGCTGGCGGTAGCGCTTCAGGCGCGCGCTCAGGACGAACATCAGGAGCTTTGTGTCGAACTCCCGCACGTTGCCGACCTTCGTGCCGCCCTGGTACACGGGGCGAAGCCATCCGTCGGTCGCGCGGTGCCAGGCGGCCGACTCGGCGCGCGCGATGCCGATCCGCATCGCCTCCTGCCAGGCGCGGGCGAACGCAGGATCCTTCTGGCGGAGTCGGTAGCCGGTCGATGGGTTGACCCCGGCGGCGACGAGGGCTTGGGTTGGGACGGGGCAGCGGCGGAGATTGGCGAGGAACTTCTGCTGCCAGGTGCGCGGGATCGCCCTGGCCTTCTTCGGCCGGCTACATGACGAGCCTCCCTTGCTGGTCTTCACGCGGGCGCGCGTGGATGTTGCTTTCGTTCGCACGGATCATGGTTCGCACCGATGGCGTACCGGAATCTAGTCTCATTGTGTTACATCCGTGAGACTAGGCGCCCCGGGGACATGGAAGTGCTTCCGGCGGATGATCCGGGTCACGGTGGCCCGAGAGACCCCATGCCGGCGACGGAGGATCGACACAGAGGCTTCCCACCCGATCCCCTGCGCGCGGTTCTCCCAGTGCTCCCGCCGGATCGTGCGGTCCCGGTCGCGCAGCTCCGGGCCGGTCATGGGCAGGGGCACCCGGATCACCCGCTTCGGGTGGCAGCGAGCGAGGAAGCGCCGGATCCAGGGCGGTAGGGCTCGAATGGTCGCCCCGTCGAGGTAGACCAGGAGACCACCGGAACGGTTGGCGTGAGCAGCGCTCATCGACCCTCCATCCGCAACCCGGAGGCGAGCACGGCTCCGATCCGGGTGAGACCCTTGCGAGCCTCCTCGGGACTCATGTTGGCCTCACGCGATCCCGCGATGGCCGCGGCCTCGTGATGGTTTGGCACCTCGACCCGCAGCACCTTGGCCAGGTACGCCGCGGGATCGCGCGGCTGGTGGTCGAGGAGCGAGACCAGGCCCTGTTCGATCGCGGTCGCCGGCGCGCCGCGGCGGAGCTGGGCCAGCACGACTCTGTCGATCGCCGGCGCGTGCCGCTGCAGGTCGCGGCTGGCCAGGATCCGCCGCCGGAGGTGGTCCAGGCGATCGCCCTGCTCGTCGGTGAGGCCCGGAGGCCCGGTCCCTCTCCGGGCGTTCGCTGGAGGGCCTGCGCGCGCGCCACCGGGCCTCCTGCGGCCGTGGCCGCCTCCGGGGTCGGGGCGTGCTGGACGTTCGCCGGACACCCGCGGCTCGGGTCCGGCTCGGGTCCCCTCCTGAGCAGGCGAGCGCGAGCGAGCGGAGCTGTCCGGGCTGTGCGGGTCCGATGCGGTCGCACCATCTGGGGAGCTGAGGATCTCCTCAGACAGCTTTGGAGGGATAGGATTGGGAGGAGGAGGAGGAGGAGGAGGGGAGGCATTGCGTGTGGATAACATGTCCGGATGCGGTTGCATTGCGGGCGCATTGCGTTCGCATCCATCTTTCTTCCACCGAGCTTCCGCTGCTGACTTCGCCTTGGCCGACAGATCGTTTTGCCGTTCAACCTCTTCCGCGAGTCGGCGGATGAGAAACGTCCCAGTGTCGGGCTCGTAAATCCACCCGGAGACAACCTCGCCCTTTACCC